TGAGGAAGAAGGCACCGGCCCAGGCGGAGAACCCGTTGGCCATCAGTGCGGCATCGTCACCGAACAGGTCGCACCAGCGGAAGCTCGACCGCTTCAGCAGGTCGATCTCCGACATGACGAAATCGCTGAGCGGAATGTCACCGTTGTCGTCGTCGATGCTTTCGAAGACAAAACCGCAGAGCGGGCATTCCTGGCAGCCGAGCGGGATGTCCGCCTCACATTGCGGGCAGCATTTCGTCGGCGCGTCGTCGGAGGCTTCGTGACCGACGAGATCGACCTCCTGCTCGAGCGAACCATGCATCAAGCTCGAAGTGCCGAAATCGAGCACCACGCAGTCGGTCTTGACGACGCCCGGATGCTCGTTGGGATCGACGGTCCTCAAGCCTCGCCCGACCATCTGGATCATCGTCGATTTGTATGAGGATGGCCGCAGCAGCAGGACGCAGGAGGTTGGTGGGTGGTCCCAGCCCTCGGTCAGCACGGCCACATTGACGACGACCTGGATGTCACCGACGGCATAGGCGGCAAGCGCAGCCTTGCGCTCGCCGTCACCCATCTCGCCATGAACGAGAGCTGCGGCGACACCGGCCTCGTTGAAGGCGTCGGCAACGCTACGGGCATGGTCGACCGTCGAGCAGAACACCACGGTCTGCCGCTCGGCGGCCTTCTCCTGCCAGTGTCGGATGACGGCATCGGTGACCGGTGCGCGATTCATGATGCGCTCGACTTCGCCCATGTCGAAGTCGCTGGCGGTCTTCCTGACCTTGGCCAGGTCGTCCCTGACGCCGACGTCGATGACGAAGGTGCGCGGCGGCACCAGATGACCCGAGCGGATCAGTTCGCCGATGCGGATCTGGTCGGCGACATTGGAGAAGACCTCGCGCAAGCCCTTGCGGTCGCCGCGATTTGGCGTGGCGGTGACGCCGAAGATGCGGCAGGAAGAGTTGCGCTTCAGCGCCTGGTCGATGATGCGCCGGTAGCTGTCCGCCGTGGCGTGATGCGCCTCGTCGATCACCAGCAGATCGAGCGCCGGCATGGCGGTGAGGTTGGTGCTGCGCGACAGCGTCGGAACCATGGCGAAGGTGACCCGGCCGTGCCAGGATTTTGTCGTGGCATCAACCACCGAGGTGGTGATGGCCGGATTGACCCGGGCGAACTTTTCCCGGTTCTGCGCGGTCAATTCATCGCGGTGGGCAAGCACCGCCGCCTTGGCGTCGCTATCGCCGATCATCTTGCCGGCGACGGCGGACAACATGATGGTCTTGCCGGCCCCGGTCGGAGCCACGCCCAGCGTGTTGGGGTGGGCGCCGAGCGCGGCGACGCTGCGCACGACAAAGAGTTTCTGGCGAGGGCGAAGCAGCATGGCCGGTCCCCGCGCTACTGTGCCCAGGAGGGGCGGCCCGACGGTGTCGCGCTCTGCTGCTTTGCCGCAGCATAGGCATTGCCCTGTGCGGCGCTGGTTGGGCTGGTTTGCGGCGTCGCCGGGACGAGCCCCATAATTGCGGCATAGTCCTTGTGGTTGGCGGTGACGGCGGAGCGGACCTCGTTCTTGTCGTCGCCATTGGTGTCGGTGCCGACGTCAATGCGGGCGACGAATTCCAGCCCGTCGAGATCGACAAAGCCGGAAATGCGGCGCGCGGCCTGTGCCGCCTCGCTCTGGTCCTTGTCGGAAAGACCACGGGCCGAGTTCAGCATGCCGCGGATCAGGCCGCGCCCCATATTGGCCCATTCGGGCCCCTTGGGGCTGTAGAGTCCGATCAGCATGAAGATCTTGCGCCGCGCGTACTGACCTTCGAGCACGGTGAACTCGCCATTGAGATAGACGGCGCCGGTCGAGCCGCGCGTGGCGTAGCCGCCAGTCCAGCCCTGCGACGGATCGTCGAAACCGCCCGGGCGGATGGTCAACCGCACCTTGGCCAGCGTGCCCTTGGGAATGAGATTGGTGTTGGACTGGGCGTCGTTGAAATCGTTCCATGCCGACATGGGTCAGGCTCCTTGTTCTTGAGCTGCGGAGGAGGATTGGGTGGAGGCGGCTGTCGCCGGCGCGGCGAAAGCCTGGCGCGCGGCATTGCGGATCTTGTCCATCAGCCGGCCGAGATCCGGCTGTTCGATCATGCCGAGCCGGCCGGAGCGGTCCTTGGCGGGAAAGCCGAAGGGGTTGAGCGTCTGGCAGACGAAAGCGCGGTAGGGCTCACCCTCATCGTCCTTCAGCTCGACCATGCTGATGACTTCATCGACGATGCCGGGCAGTTCGAGACCGGTCTTGGCGCCATCGATCTGCGGAACGAACTGCTTGCGATTGAAGTCGTCGAGCTTCTCGTCGAGGATGCCGACGAACCAGATGTTCTTCGAACGCGTGTGCTGCAGGTGGGTCAGCCAGGCGATCATCTCGCGGCCATGCAGACCGTAGGCGCCGCGAATGTCGGGCTTGCCGGTCTTGTCGGAAAACGCTTCCGGCTGGCCCTTGGCCCACTGGAAGCAGAGCCGCCCGGCAACCGTGATGGAGTCGATGAAGACCGTCCGGTAGCGGTCGAGCTGGCCGGGATCGCCGAGCCTTGCGATGACGGCGGCGTGGTGGGCCTGGCTATAGGGCTGGTCGTCGCGCAGCGCCGGGTTGGGGCCACCGATGAATACCGCGAAATCGCGGCACTCATCCCAGGTCTTGGGACGGATGGTGTCGCCGGCCCAACCCTCGATGGCGAGATCGCCGGCTTCCAGGTCCATGAACAGCGTGGTGGCCGGGTCGAGGGTCCACAGTAGTGAGGTCTTGCCGATGCCGGACTTGCCGAAGATGCAGCCCTTGATGCTGCGGGGCGCCGCCAGACGCTGATCGGCCGAGATGATGGGAAGTGCGCCGGTCATTGTGCACCCCCGTTCAGCTCTAGCTTCACCTTGAGCGCGCCGGTCCTGACGGTGCGGGCGGGCTCAAAGTTCTGGCGGATCGACTCGGGCCAGGCGGCGTATTTGCGTTCCGGGACCTTGAAGCTGACATCGACATATTCGGTGGGATCGTCGCCAGCGGCGCTGATGCGCTCCACCAACCCGGCCAGCTGCGCCTGGTCCCAATCGACGCGCTTTGGCAGGTCGGCGATCACGGTGACCGTGCCGTCGTCAAAGCGGACGGTTCCGGTGTCCTTGCTCGCCTCCATGCGCGCCATCACGGCGCGGTCGGTGTATTTGAGCGCGATGGCGCCTTCGAGCCAGTCGCTGGTGGTTTTGGCGCTGCGGAGGACCTCGTTGGCCGCGTCTTGCAGAAGGGCGAGCTGCTCGGCCGACAGGGCGACGATTTCGCCAATCTGCATGTTGCGCAGATCGTCGAGGGTGATGTGGTTGGGGATCGTCATTGCCACGCCCTCACGCCGTAGCCTGATGGCGATGGCCGGATGTGCTGTGGCGGATCTGCTCGGCCTCGTAGGCTTCGACGTCCTCGAGCCGGTAGACGACGCGGCCGCCGAGCTTGACGTATTGCGGGCCTTCACCCGTCCAGCGCCAGCGTTCCAGCGTGCGATGCGAAATGTTCCAGCGAGCGGCCAGCTCGATCTGGGAGAGGTGTCTGGTAGCCATCTCGTTCTCCGTGGGTCCTTGAGAAAACCTGCGGAGAGGATGGCGTAGGATCAGAATGGTGTCGTCGGGATGGAAAGTGGATCGTTAGGGGATCAGAATCACCGTTGGATACGCTCGGAGGGGGATGAACAAGGGGATGGCAGGCGGATAGGTGGGCATCAATGAGCGAAAAAGCCCGGCAGAACCGGGCCTTGAGAGAGGGGATCAGACGAACCGGATATTGAGCCGATAGCGGCCGCGGCGGTCGGACTGGATCAGCCTGCGCCAATCCGGCTGCGTCTTGAACAGGTCCGACAGACGCGTACACGATGAGCCAGCCTCGGCCAGCACCGCCTTTCCGTGCTGCCACGGAAGTCCGCGCAAGGCCGCGTCATGGAGAATGCGCACGACACGTGCCTGGATCTGGCCGAGCATGAAGGTTTGGTCCCCGAGAATGATCTCGCTGAAATCGTGCCGTTGCTCGAAGACGATCTCGGATGTCCGCCGCGTGCCGGCAAGACCATGCTTGGCTTCGGCGCGATCGCGCTCCTCGCGCCGGACGACCAGCTCGTCCTTGCGGATCAGAAGCCCCTCCTCGGGTTGCAGCACGACGCAGTACCGATCTTTTGGGGCGTCGAAGCGATCGATCCGGAGCGTGCCCTCGTGAAACAGGCGGTAGGCGTCATGGACGCGAAGGTCCTGGAGCCCGTGGAACGAGGCTTGGCTCTCGGGAATGCTGCACCACTGGCCCTCGTCGACCTCCTCGTATGTGATTTTTCGTGATGGGATGGACGCCCCTCGACGGCATCGATGTGCCACGATGGGCAGTGTTTCAA